CAATGCCACCGGCTGCCATGCCAGTACCTTCGCCTATTGCTCCGCTTTTTTCAATTGTAGCTGTGTTACCTGCCTCTTTTCTTTCTGCAGCAGCCTGCTTAGGATTAATTTCACCGCTATCTAAACGAGCTTGAATGTCTTCCATTTTGGCTTGTTTAGAATCTTCTGCCGCAGAATAGCCTTCGTACGCGGTATAGGCGCCACCGGCTACAGCAACAACTGCACCACCTACTTTTGCTGCTGTACCAAGTTTACTCATTTTGCTAGCAATACCACCGGCCTTACTAGCAGGTTTACCAGGTACCGCTTTACCACCTCTCCCACCCATATCTAATAGACTAGTAGCAGCATCTAATAAACCACTACCACCACCGCTACCTACATTATCCAGCTTACCGGAAATCTCATCTAACTTAGTAGTAACATCACCGTAGAATTTTTCCTTCTTCTGTCGTATACTGTCTTGATCATCAGTAGTTTCTTTAGGTACTAAGGAATCTTTAATAGCTTTTACTGAATCTAATTGATCTTTTGTTGTAGTTAAAAGCTCTTTAATTAATTCATTATTTTCTTTAAATGAATCAGCAATACTTTCTTGAGCGGAAACAACATTATCAGCTTCTTCATTTTTGTTTTGTTTAGCTTGAACCTCTTTTAATTTTTCCTCTGGTACAGGTTTTATTTCTTTAACAGAATCAGTAAATGCACCCTCACCTCTTACATCTACTTCCGACTTTAATTTCTTAAGTTCTTCTAATTTTTGTGCATCCTCAGGTGCTGCTTCGAATCCTAATTTTTTACTCTTTTGTATACTGCTTTCAGCGACTTTAATTTTTTCTTCTAGGTCTTTAGTTTGTCTGAAACCTGCAGTACCTTTCTCGACTAATTGTTTTTCTTCTTCTTTTGAAACACCGAAACTTGAAGTTTTATTTTGTTTTTTAAATTCTTCTACAAATCTACCTTCTTCTGCTGTATAACCAGCTTTAGTACTTGCAACATCTTTAACATAATCTTTTGCTTCTATAACTCTTTCTTTACCTTTAGCTGCTACATTTTTTAAACCTTCTTTTATTGAACCTAAAGGGTCGCTTAAAAATTTAAACCCGGAATTAAACGAATTATTAATACCTTGTTCTAAAGTCTGAAATCCTTTTTTAAACCCACCAACAAGCTCTTTTAATTTTTCAGTAGATGTTTTATCATCTTCTTTAACAATAAGATCAGATAACTTTGAGTTTAATTGAGAAGCAATATTTTTAGGAAGTACTTTAATCTGTTCATTATTACCAATTACAGCTTTTTCAATTTTTTCTAAGCTCTCATTAGCTTTGTCTAAAAGCTTTTGCTGTTTAGAGGCGTCTTCCGTGCCAATCTGTTTATTTTTCAATTCAAGAGTCCGAAACAACATGTCAGCTTTATTCTGCTGTTGCATCTGATCTAACAAAGACCTCAACGTATCTTTTTTATCATCCATTTACGTGTTCTTTAAATTTTGTTTAAGAATTTTTATCTTTTCGTTTTCTTTTTTCATATAATCAACTAACAAAGCGACGTAAATCTCCCTTTCCCAAGGCATCATATCTTCTAACTCAGATAGACTATAATGATGATGCTGCATTAATGAAAAATTTAATGTAAAATAATTAACTAAATTCTCTTGAGAAAGGGTTATACGAAAAAATTGGCTAAGCCTTCTAATCTAGAAATATTATGCTTTTTACATTCCGGGCAGTCAGATTCAATAATTTGTACTACCTTAGGGTAATTAGAAAAAAACTTTTCAATTTTTTCAAACTGTACTTTTGTAAGTGAATAAACAAACTCTTCTATCTCTTCTTTTGTTTGATCGTCGGCACTATAATACTCTTGCTCATCGTAAATACCTTTAACACAATCAATAACTAAATCAAAAATATCTTTACTATTTTTAGAGGCAAAAATCTTTACTATATCTTTAAATACAGGGTAATTCATTTCTATACCAACATTATCAGTAATTAAAATCTTGTTAGTATGAGTAATGTCTTTTTCTACTTCAAGATCGTCTATATTAAATGATGTCTCGATTTTATTACCACATTCACAGTTAACCACTACATCAACAATTTCACCAATAGACTTAGCTCGTATTTGTAAGAAAATGTACTCAATATCAAAATGAGGCAATTTAAAAACGTTTAAGGCATTAAATGTGCATGCATCAACTAGCTCACAAACAATTCTTCCTACTCCATCATCGCTTGCTTCAGCCATGGTAAGTAAAATTTTGTGCTCTTTAACTAAAAAAGGCCTATATTTAACTTTTTTATTACTAGATGGTAATGTTAATTCATATAATGGTACATTCAATTTTGGTAAAGCCATAATTTCTCCTAATTATCCACTAAGTCCATTTACACCAAATGACATATCTTCGTTTGTTGTACCCGGGCTATACTGCCCCGTAGGTGTTACATTTTTTACCTCATTTGTTTTAGTCGTCTTTCTATTTGTTCTTACATCTGTTTTAATTGTTTGCGGGTTAATAATAGGCTCAGGTATACTGCTAATTTGTTTTTTATTAATATTTGTATTTCTCCAATACCTGTATGCGAACAAAATATTTAATCTATGGGTTTGATTTGTGGATGCATTATTTAAATCCATAAGATTCATATTACGAGGAAACGCTTCTAGTAATTCAACCTCATGTGTTACATTATCTTGTTCATCTAGTTGTCTAATTATGACATTTGTAGAGTAGTCTTTTAAATAACCCACCGTAAATGTATATGGGTTAATAATAGCATGCATCCAATCTTCAAAAAAACGTCTTACACGCATATCTCTATCAACATGGAATGTAAAAGCAAGACCTTCCCCGCCGTACTCAGATGTAATTGGTCTTTGATAGGTAGGACCAAATATCTTGAATGATTTAGTAAATATGTTTAAAACAGGCATAGAGGCCTGCTCAACATATAGGCTGACCAGCTCACTGCTAAAGCTACTTAAAGCAGGGGGTGGTGTAATTAAAACTTCAAACCTATTATTTCTAGCTAACGAGTCTGTAAATAATTTACTAGTGAAATTACTTAGTTTAAAATTTGCTTTTGACATTGTTATTTTTTACTTCCTTCTTCCCAAACTTTTTGTTTAGTACTACCAACAAATCTTTCTACTGGTAGTTGAGATGCTACAACCCAATCGGGGTATTTAATTTGTAAAAATTTTGACTGAACGTGATTATTTAAATAATGCTTAACACAATGTTTTATCTGAGGTGTTCTAGCTGCAGTTTCAATTATACTCCAACTAGCTTTTATCCTTGTGTCTTCTTTTATTTCTTTATCAGAAGCATATTGGTGTAATGCTCCAAGTACTTTAAATCGTAAAAGATATGGTAGATAATGTAAGTTAATACCATAAAATCCATTTACTACACTACGAAAAGGTATTACTAAAGGGAATCTATCCCAGTATGGTAAGGTGTCTTTATGCTTAGCATCATAAAAAAACATATACATATTACCAGGTAAAATTCTATTAACTAAATCTACTTTATTAGTCATTAGTTTACTAGGTGAAATATTTGCTAAGGCTTTAACTTGATCTCTATACCAACCTATAGATTTGTCCGTATCTCCTGTATTTCGTAAATTAATAAAAGGATTACTCATTTCTTTAATCCTAAGTCTTTTTCGGTTAAAATTAAGAATTGCATATTATTTTCTTTACAAAATCCGTTTGCTGCTTTCCATTTAGCGGTATTAACACCATATTGAAAAACTTCATCTATAAATCTCTTAGTTTGTTTTTTAGGTATTTCGGGTGGTTTAGTAAACTTTTCCGGTTTAATTTCTATTAAGTACTTAGATATTGTACCATCTTTAGCTTTAGTTTTTATATAAAAATCAACAAAATATCTATGTACTTTACTATCAACCGGGGAAACGTATGGTATAATAATTGTTTCTGAACCCCATTCTAGCACAGAAGCATTCATATCACACCATTTCATAAACTTTAGCTCCCAAAGGGATCTATAGACAATATCATTAGGATCGCCTCTATATTTTTTAGGGTGGAATATTTTATACCGCCCTTTGTAAACTGTTTTATACATGAGATAAATAACTATACACTTTAATTTATTTATCACAAAAAATGGCAAAAGAAAAAGAAAATATCACGAAAGATGTGGAATTTGACAGCTCGGTTACACAGGCATTGTATAATACCCAAAAAAGATCTAAATATCAGATAAATTTATTAAAGTACCCTGAAGAATTAGGTAATGACGATCTTTTGCATTATGTACAGTTTTCTATTAATATCAGAGGTAAATCTAAGTTTAGCGCTGATAAGAAGTTAAAAGATTTTACAATAAAAAGAGATGCTAATGGGGCAGGTTTAAGTACAGAAGCTTTAAGTAGTAATTCTTTAAGACAAACTACGGCTGTAGCTGCTGCTGCCTCTGGTGGTATTGCCGTATCAGCTTTAGCTGATACTGTAGCTAAATCCATAAATGTTTCGGGTTCGGTTAGCAAAGTAGCTAAATTTGCAGGTGGTGCTGCGGGGGCTGTAGCCGGGTTTGCTGGGGTTAATCAACCTATACTAAGCCCAGATACATCGTATCGAATCTCTGATGTTATAACGTTACACGTTGACAGCCCTCCGACTGTAAAGTACGGTATAAATTATTCAAATAAAGATCTCGGGACCCTTACAGGTTTATTAAGTGGTGGTGTTTTCGATACAGATCAATCTTTAAAAAATGCTGGCAGTGAAGCACTTGCAGCATTCGGTGCTACTATGGCAAAATTACCTAGCGCGGTAGGAGCTGCTGACATAGGGTCGGCATTAGGGGTGGCTTCAAAAACAGCTTTAAATCCATTTAGAGAAGTTGTTTTTGAATCAGTTGACTTTAGATCATTCAGTTTTAAATATAAATTTTTACCCAAGAGTAAAAAAGAATCCGACGATATCAAAAAAATTATTGATCTTCTTAAGTTCCACATGCACCCCGAAGTCTCAAAAAGTAAATTATTTTTTATCTACCCATCTGAATTCCAAATACAATATTTTTTTCAAGGTAAAAAAAATAGGTACTTTCATGAATTTAAACCCTGTGTGTTAGAAAATATGGATGTCAATTATGGTGGTGAAACATTTTCTTCCTTTGCTGATGGCCAGCCAACAGAAATAAACATGGCACTAACATTTAGAGAAACCGAAATTCTTACAAAAG